GCAGACATTTTTTGCACACTAGACTCAAGAATTTTTTTACCTGACTCAGTAGCATCAACTTTAGTGCGTGAAGCTCTTGTATTAATTTCCGTAGCAGCACTCTTGCTACTCGGTGTCTTAACTTCCTTACCGATTCCTTTATCTGATTTGTAGAGGTCAATGGCTCGTGATGCTGATCTTGCATCATTGTCGTTTTCGTATAAAGCATCTTGTACCCATTTTGGTTGTTCGTCTGCCCAATCGTGAAAATCATCACTATCTCTAATGTCACCAAAGTCAGGATGTAACTTTAATAATTCAACTTCAGCTTTATCTTTAGATGCTTCAGCCGACATCTCATCTATCTTTTTTAGTCTAAGTTCTATATCTGCTGATTGCTCTTTTGCTTTTTTCATTGCAATAGACTCAACAATCTTAGCTACATCAGGATACTCAGTTGCCCATGCTTCTATATCTTCATCAGACTTAGGTAACTTCATTTCTTTTTTAGTTGCTTTACTTAACTGTTCTTTTAACTCGTCAAGTTGACTTTGAAACTGTTGCTCTTTATCTTGAGTATGTCTACGTAAATCTCCATACCGTTTCTTAAAAGTTTTTTCTTCAGAGGAAGTAGGTTCTTTTTCAACAGGAGTTTCTTCAGTAACAGACTCATTTTTCTGCTCTTTAAGTAACTGTTTTAATTCCTCTTCATCTTTTTTTATTCTTTCTTCTTGAGAATAAGGTCTATTCATAAACATTGATTTTTTAGGTGTGTCTTCTTTTGTCATTATAGTATTAGCTTCTTCAGCCATATGTAGTCTCCTTTGGGGGTTATCGTAGCCATTATGTTGGGGGATAAGTAGCCATTATATCACGACTTAAATACTAAGTCAATACTTTATTGTGGATTATTAACGTGAAGCTAATCCACCTCGCTTCATCTTCTTAGTCTTAGGTTTCTTTTTACCTGCTAGTCCACCTTTGTTAAAATCATCAAGTCCAGCTTTTGAATTACCAGTAGCACCTGTCTCCTGATTACTTCCATCATTACTTCCATCTCCTCCCTCATTAATGTTACCAGTACTATAGTTCGTATTTAGTCCACCGTCAGTAGTAGCTCCACCACTTGTAGCTTCATTACTATACTTATCACTAAAAATTCCTTTTCCTTTTGCTTCATTTGCAGCAGTATCTTTAGCTGTAACGTCAATATCTTGACCACCTATGGTCTGACTACCTCTTTTATCACTTCTATTGGCTATTCCATAACCATCATCCAAGGGGTTAATTGATAACTGTCTTGTTCTACCCTGTTTTCTTTCAGTAGGAGAAATTTCATCTCCTCTCGTAGAATTTCTTGTATCCATTCGGTAGTCTACTTCAGCTTTAAAATCTGCACGACTAATACTTTTGTCGGCTTTAACCTCGTTAATAATGTCTGTTTTAGATTTTATTTTACTATCTATAAAATCTAAAATTGGCTGTGTCCGTCTTTGCTCATACCCACTCTTCATTACACCTTTTGTACCATGTCTATTTTTAAATAAATCGTTTGCAACAGTAGAAGGTACAGTTATACTAACACCACCTTTTGTAAAAGTAGCAACTTCATTATCATACATCTCACCATCCATACGTCTCATATTTTCCGTAGCAGACCTAAAAGCTAAAGGAATGAAGGCAGTTATCCCTTTTGTTACTATGCTAAAAAATCCAGCAGCACCTTGGTATTTTTGTACGTCTGTTGGATTTAATAGGCTAAAAGTTATACCATAGTCTACTGTGGGGTTATCTTTAGTTGATTTTACGAAACCATTTTCAACAATTCCACCAAAAGTAACAACTTGACCTCTTCCATACTCAGCTTCTTTTTCATTTCTTCTATCTACATCATCCTGACCATCATCTACTTCTTGAACTCTAGTATTAGTAGGAATTGTTGATGTAGTAGTAGGTGCTTGTGTTTTTGTTTCTTCAGGGTCTATATAGGTATAGCCTTCAGGTATTGGGTATATAGGTTGCCCTGCTTTAAAGGGTATACTTAAAACCATTCCTGACTCACTTCTATACTTACGCATTTCATCGTATTGACCATAGTTATTACCAACTAAATCTTTAAAGGTAGATACGTTGTCTGCTGCAGGGGTAAGCTGATTAAAATATGTTGGGGAAAAACCACCATCCTGTACATTATTATAGTTAGGAGGTGTGTAACTTACAGGTTGAGCATTAGGGTTATTCTCTTGGCTAGGTAGATTCTGTCCAGCAAACTGTGACGGAGTGGATGTTATGTTAGATGTATCATTTACAAATGTACCATATGCAGCGTTTATAACACCACCCTGAGCCATCTCTACTGTATCATCTTCCATGTCAAGATCATCTATGTTAAAAGGTGTATCGTCAGGCATAATAGCTTCATCGCTGTTGCCCATTTGACCCATGTCTTCCATTCTTTGAAGTCCTGATTTTGCTTCTTGTCGCATCATCATTAGCTTTTCAAGTCCTATGAATCTAACTACGTCAGCAGGGAATACAAATTCACCTTCACTTAACTGTGCAGGTATATCATCTCTCACTTCTTCTTGTGTTGATCCTGATGGTACATCATTACCTGATACAGGGTCTATACTACCACCCTCGTCTTTAAGACCACCATCTTCAAACATTTCCATTTGATTATTCATATTCATTGTAATACCACCCTTTGCTAATTGTAATCCACCTTGATTTCGTTTATTAAATCCACCTAATGTTTCAGTAGTTCTACCATATTTGTCAGGCTCTTTAAATATAGCACTTGTATCATCTAACATCTTTTCTGTTATCTCTTCGTCTGTATATAAATTTGAGTCTTTCAGTAGCTCTTGTCTTCTTTTATATCTTTGCTCAACAAGTCTAGCTTCCATTTCTCCATATTCATCCGAATACAATAATATAGCTTCATTATCAACTCTATCTTTAAAATTTAAAATTGCTATATTATCTTTTAATCTTCTTTTTTGATCATTTTCTATTTTAAGTAAAACATCGTCACTTAAATTTATATTTACTCTTGCTTTATCGTAAGCTGTATTTATAAATTTTTGTAAATCTCCCATTGTTTCTAATTCGTCAAAGTAAAAGTTAATAAAATCATCTTTAGTTTTAAAACCAAAAGCTTTTTGTGCTCTACTACTACCTATTCTTTCAAAAATATCTAAAGCTACATTAATAGTTGCTTCTCGTTCACTTAGTTTTTCTGAATTAATATATTTAGCATAGTTATTTTTTGTTAAGTCTAAACTATTTTTAGAATCTAACAAAGCTTCATAATCTTTTAAAAATTCAAATTTTCTATCTCCGGAAAAATTAATAATATTATCAGCTATTTGATCTCCTAAACTAATATATTTATTTGTAGATGTACTATTTTTTATTTGAGATGCTAGGCTTTCAGCTTCGCCATATATAGTAGAACCACTCATGTTATTAATTATTGTCTCACGTGAAAGAACAGGCATTTCAATCACACCAATAAGGTCTCCTTGGGGGTCTCTTTTAAAATTAGGATTACGCATACCTCTTTCTGTAGTAAATAACTCATCCTTATCTATAGCATCTAAAATTATATTTTTAGTATCAAAAGGACTAGTTCCATTTGCAAATGTTTCTCTATGTTGTACTGCATGTTGTACTTCGTGTATTAAAGTTGTCATAATAGAATCATGTTGCTCTTGACCCTTTTTCATAGGATTAATTAAATTTTTCATATTTAATTGTATAGAATCTCCATTAAAACTATAAAAACCCATAGTTTTTGCTGTTGTTCCAGATAACTCCTTTGTAGAATCAGCATAGTTAAGAACTACTTTTATATTTTTTAAAGCATCAAAATTTTTACCTTCTATATTTAATTTTTGAAAATACTCTTTATATAGAGAAGGATATTTTAAAATATTATTTAATGTTATTGTTTTTGTTTTAAGAGTATTACCGTCACTATCTATATCAAATTTAAAATCGTTTGGGTCTTTCTTTAAAACAGCATCTCTGTCATCTAAGTCAAATCTAAACTTACCATCTCTGCCTACATAACCACCACCTGTTTTTTTAAATATTATAGTAGGATCATTTATACCCTGTTTAACTAAATCATCATAAATAGCTTCGGCTTTTCTACCTGTCTCTGTTTGTGTTCCAATTATAGTAGGATTTATTATAGGCTTATTAGCTAACTCACTAGCAGATGGAAGAGCAGGTATGTTTGTTTCAATAGGTTTTGTTGTTTTAGTTTTATCTAATAACTTTGATGTTTCATCTATAGCTTTTATAGGAGCATTGTTAGCAGAAACTAACGAACCACCATCTCCACCAGAAGCATTAGTAAACAAAGTTTTAGCTTCATCATATAAATATTTGCCTACTTTACCTATAGGTTTAATTGCTTTTAAACCTGCTAGTATAGTACCTGTAGGAGATATAAATTCTCCAACTAGTTGATCTACGTTAGCAGGATCAGATTTTATACCTGTGGTTTTTAAGAACCATTTATCAAAAGCTTCTCTACCCATGTCTTTTTGAGCATTATTAAAAAGTTGTTTCATAACCATAGCAGTAGGATTATTGCCATATGTAGCCATAAAATCATTGACCATATTAGAAACGTCAACAGCTTCAGAAGGAAGTGCGGCAGTTCCTGTTATTAATCCTGTACCAATTTTTTTAGATGTATCTATGTTTTTATCTAGGGTGTCAGATAATCTTTGTTGTTTTATTTCAGGTTTGTAGGCTTCTAATAAATTACGTGATTCTTCAGGTATGAATTTTTTACTCTTAGGTATACGTCTATTACGTGCTATAGAAGCAGATGCATCGTCAGCATAGGGTAACTCTTCATTCTCTAGTAATTGTAACATCTGCTCTTCAACATTAGCCATTGTTTACTGAATCCCTTAGTAACTTTAATCTTCTTAGTGTTGCTATAGCTCCTTGTGATCTGTGCAACACAATAGTATTATCCGTTTGCTCTAAAGCTCTTTGTTGTTGAGCTATTAATAAATCAATGTAATCATTGAAGCTGTTCATTATTTGGAGGTTGTTGACCATTGGTTTGAGCTGGCTGATTACTTGCTTGCTGTTGTTGTCCATCTTGAGGTGTTCCTGTAAATCCTTGTTCGCCCGGAGCTGGAGCTTGTCCAATTCCTATGTTGCCACCACCTGCTCCTGTAGGGTCTAGAGGGTTTGCACCCACAGGTGGTTGTCCTTGTTGTGGTTGCCCTTGTGCAGGAGTTTGAGGAGGACCTTGAAACTGTTTCATTAATTCAGCTTGCACTGCGGCTTCATCCATATTATTAGTTACCTTTTCAGGATCAAGATCAAGTGCTTTAGCAATCTCTGTAATAACATACTGAAACTTAGCAAAGGGTGCAAGTACAGGATTAGATGCAACTTGTAGGAACGACATAAGCCTTTGACTACGTACTTCATTAGCCATTAAGCTTTCAGTACCCCTAGCCTTAACTTCTAAGTCTCCTCTAAGTTTAGGATCAAAGTTAAATTGCATATTAAATCTAAACAATCCTTCTCCAATAGGTCGTAGTAAATAGTCATCTACGTTTTTAATAACAGTTTTAATGTTACCACTTGCTGCGTTCATTAACATAGATATACCACTAGCTGTTCTACCTACACCTGTAACACCTGTCTGTCCATGAGAGAACGAGGGTATACTTGTGCTTTCATCAGCAAGCTGTCTAGCTTTATCAAACAATTGTAGATTTTCTCCTGATACGTTTGGAAACTTAGTACCAAATATAGCTTGACCCGGAGCACCACCCTGTCTTCTAAATATCTTGCCCGGATACACTGATAAGTCTTGACCCGGAACTAGGTTGGTTTCATCTACTTCTATAAGTAAGTTACCTGACAACACAGCATTATCAACAGCCATTCTCATAAAGCCATTCATTAGTGTCTGTGTATCATCCATATTCTCAGCAACACCTACTCCAAAGAAAGAGTATGGGTTTAATTCATAGGGTGCAGCCATGTAAGGTATTTTGGCAGGTTTAAAAGGGTTTAATACAACTCTTATTAGTTTACCATTACAACACCAAATATTAGCTTGTAGTTCTTCAAACTTTAAAATGTCTTTAGGTATATCTACACCCTGATCTTTAAGCATATCAGTTTCAATCATACCCCAATACTCAAGGACTTCGTATCTTTCTATATAACTCTCTTGATTATAATCAGATAGATCATCTTCCCAATACTTTTTAGTATAGTTTTCACCTTGTTGTATTGCTTCTTCAATTACATTAGTTCTAAAGAAAGGTCTTCTTTTTAAAGCACGTAGATCAGAACGTGACATCTTATGTCTTTCAATAACAAACTGAGCTTCTTCTATTGTGTTTGAGTCTGAGTCAGGATAAAAATCCCACACAGATACATGTGATATCTGAGGAGTTGTTTTAAATATAGGTGTGTACTCACCCTCTTCATCCCAATTAGGATACTCTTTATCTACAGCAAAAGGACCTTTCATAACTCCTGTACCAAATAGTGCCATCTCAAAAGCTGTACTTCTTAAATGTTTAGTAGCATAAGATTCCTCTAGTTGGTCGTGGATTTTCTTTTCCATATTTTTTGCCGCAACCATCGCAGGACTAAACGTAATTGCTGTAGGGGTTTTACCAACACCCATTTTAAGATTTTCAATGTCTTTAAGATTATCTTCCAAAGGACCAAGCATATTTTGTAAACTATTTGCAGTTGCTCCTTTAGGTAACTCTTTGCCATCTCCTTTGAAACCATAAGGGGATTCCATAGTTGATTCATCACGTAATTCTTCAGGTTCTTTAGGGTCAAAACTAACATCTTTAGCTACTCCTTCTGGTATCTGCGTTGGGTCTACACTCAACGGAAATTTATTATTTGCAAATAAAACATCTACTATTTGCCCATAGGCAGCTAATGTTTTAGTTTTAGTTACTTTAATAAACACTCTTGATTTCTCAGCTTCTGTAAACTGAACGTCAGGAGAGTACAGTCCTCTATAGTTTCTATAGGCTCGTGTCCATCTCTGCTCATCTTCATATCTAGCATCTTCTGATTTTTTAAATTTACCCATAACATAGTTAGATAAAGAATCATAGGAAGCATCAGATTCAATAGAATCATCAGAGTCTTCTAATGCAATTGAGTTGTCTTCTATATTTAGTTCGTCATTTTCTTGCATAATATTTAATATCCAAAGGTTGCGTCTGCTACAGGCATACTACTACTAGGTCTGCCATTAGGGTCATAGTCAAATATACTAAATCGTGGTCGTGACATTATACCATATCTTAATGCATCGTACAAGTGATCTTCCGAATGTGTGTCAATATCTTCCGGATTCTTCTTGTCAATGGGCAAGGCAGGTAACTGTGATGCAATGTTCGTGCAATTATTAAAGAAAACAAGTCTTGGCTCCTCTGTAAATTCATCTACTTGCAAACGTCTATGTATTTCGTTTTTACCTGATACACGACTGCCTTTACTTCTATCTGAAGGTCTCCAACGACACCCTCTCATAATCATTTGTTCTGCTAATGAAGGTCCTGTGTCTCCACGCTTATGCCATAAGGAGCTATCTAATACTCCATATCTCATACCACCATCATCAGCTTCTAATTCTATTATCCTATCTGCCAAATCTGCGGCAAGGACTTTGCCAACGTATAATTCTCTGTAGACAATAAGTTGTTCAGCCGGTGATACAGCAAACCAAAGAACCCCAGACATACTACCATAACCGTAATCGCAAGCTCTAAACTTAACCCAATTATTAGGTATCCTATAAGGCTCAACAATATGGATATTCCTATCAAACTCAGTAAAAGCAGCACCTTCCTTAATATCCCAATCCCCATCCAGTAATTGTCTTCTTTGTTGTTCAGGGAGTGATAATAACATGGCTTCGTAATCCCCCTGCTCTGCAAGGTAAGGATTGTCTGATAATCGTGCAGGGATAAATCTCCGTTTAAATAAAGCTGTACCAGCCTTCGCATGTCCTGCCGGGTATCTAAGGGCATTTCCTGTCTCAATATCAGTGGCATCAAAATTCTTTCCGTAGGGTGCAGGATCAATAAACATTTTCTTTACCCAGTGATGTCCTCTTCCTCCGGGATTTGTCGTAGCTCTCATATAAATCGGTAAGTCATGTGCAGTAGAACGTAAACGTGATCTCATGTAATTCCAAGCGTAAGGAGTAGACCATTGCGTTAACTCATCAAAACCTATCCAACTAAATGCCAAACCTTGATAACGTAATACATCGTCATCTTTATCTAGGTATGACATCCACAACCTTGCACCTGAAGGTGCTACCCATTGCATCTTTCTTTCTGACCACTTTATACCTCTCCATATTTGAGGGTATATTTCTTTTGACTTATATATAAGTTCTCTTAATTCTTCTGTCGTGTGTCTTAGTAACAATCCACTAAATGATGGATGACCCATGTAACGTAGTGGGTCTGCTAACATGGCATATGATTTACCACCTCCTGCTGAACCACCGTATAGTACTTCTCTCTCAGCTGCTGCAAGAAACTCTGTCTGAGGTCCTACATTAGGTTTAAATATTATATTGTTGCTTTCTTCTACAGAAAGTCTTTCAATATTTAACTCAGCTACTTGAGGAGCTTTTTGCTCCTGTTCTTTCTTCTTCGATGGTTTTCGCTTTTTGGATTGCCTTTTCGGCATACTCTGCCCACTTGCGTAGGCTTCTAGCTGTGTTCTTACGTTGTTGCTCATGCATTAACCTTTTTCTTAGTCCTACGTGTGAGATGTATCTTCCTGCCTGTTTCGTGAGCCAATTAGCTACTTCACGATAGGAATACTGTTTAACATAGTTTCTAGCCATCTCTAGCTTGTCTAGCTCTAGTTCTACTGGGTCTAACACATCTGGATCACTTTCGCTCTGTACGTAGCCATATGGAACAGTACGAGCTATACGAGGTATTTGAATCCAGTTATTTTCCTCTTTTAAGTCTGTAGGTTGTGGTAATTTCCACTGCCCAGCAGTTCTACTCTTCATTTTTTGCAGGTAATAACATAACACCACCTGTACTCTCTACTTGTAGTTTCTCTGTCTTAACAAGACCTGTTCTATCAAGTAACTCTTTAGCTGCTGCCATTTTATCTCTAATACCTAACTCTGTAGGGTCTAACAAACCACCTACCATTGCTACTGCAGCTCTAGGTGCATTTCTGCTCATATATAATTGCGTAGCTTCCATTATCTCATCTCTCATAGATTTTACAATATCTGAGGTAGAAGTTCCATCTGCATACCCTGCAAGTTTTTTAGCAACTACAACGTCACCACCTGCTTGGTCAAATAGAACCTGCAAAAAAGTTTGCTGTAGTTCTGTTAGTTCTTTACTCATGCTGGTATTTCCTTAATTAATTGATTGTCAACACGCACTGTGAGTCTCTCTGCTCTTTGAGGTGTCTGTCTATACCAATTACTGTCTTCCATTTCATCTGACATGCTTGCCCAGTCTAAGTCTTTAACTGCAGCAATCATATTCTTAAACTTAGACAGTCTCGGTCTACCTAACTGAAAACACATATTAGCGAGTACGTGCTGTATGTCTTCAGGTAAGTTATTAAATTGCGAAAAGAGTAGGTTACAATCTTTTATAGTTGTTTCTATATCTTTCGCAAACCATGCATCCACTTGTTGATGTGGTATCTTTGTGCCAATAGGTCCGGCATATATTTCTTCATCCCATTCTGTGATTAAGTGTCCTATACCCCCTGTTAAATGCCCTAGTGAACATCTATAAGTTTCGTATTTAACACCTTCATCATTGGCTATTTCATCTTGTAGTTTAATTAAATTCATTAGTTAACTTTCTTTTTCTTTAAAGGTACATTCATTTCTTTAAAATCTGCTTTGGTAGTTTTTTTGTAAGTCTTCTTTGGTTTTTTTACTACATCTGTTAATCTAAAATTTTTAAACGTCTTAGGGTCTGGCACTTTAATTTTTTTACCGGGGATCATAGTTTTCTGTTTTATTGTTGCTGTTGTAGGAGAGCCATCAGGAGTTCCAGTTTTAAACTTAGGATTTATTCGCATTAGTTGTTTTAATGTTACCCCATTAGTTTTTGCAATAGTACTTAAAGTGTCACCTTTTTTTATTGTGTATGCTTTAGTCATACGACTAGCACCACCACCTTCTATAGCCTTTACTAAATCTCCAAAAAAACTACCTGTTGATGTTTTATCATTACTCATTACTTTTTCCCTATTATCTTCATTGCTTGACCTGCACCTTTAATTCCAAAGGATGCACTAATTGCTATAAAAAGTAAATACTGATACCATTCAGGTAGTGTATTCAATACTTCAAAGCCTACTCTTACATATTCTGTCATACTCGGTATAAATACAAGTATAGCAGGTAATAATAAAACAATCAAGGCAAATTCGTCTTTCCAGCTGTTATCTGTAGAATCAGCCATAGACTGCTCCCATGCTACTTCTCCTGTGGCTACTTTCTCAGCTACAACTGCTTTTGCTCTAGCCTGTGCCACTTTAGCCTGTCCATCTGCCTTAACCTTTTCAACCTTACTGCTCATCCAACTAGATGCTAGATTTGCTATAGGTCCTATAAGAGCACCAAACATTGACTATCTCCCTTGTTTTTTACGTAACGCTTGTACATGTTTATGGTATAGCCAATTACCAATCTTTAGGAATGGTTTAGCTATGTCCAAGTATATCAAGTATGTGTTTAGTTTCATCTGTACCTCTTCGTTTTCTGTGCAATCTTTTTTGGCTGTTTAGATACTTGTTTACCTGCTGCACTTGCTTTTCGCTTAGCAGCCGAACTGGCTGAGTATTCTGCACTAGATAAAGCTTTAATCGCTTTCGTAGGGAGATAACGCTCACC